ATTCGAGGTCTTCTTTATAGGATTCAATAAGATCACTAGCGATTTCATTGAGTGAGCTATCGTCAATATCATCTGCGAGATTTTTGTAAAAATCATCTTGTCCTCCTTGTGTAGATGTTTCTTCATAATTAACTACTGCACTACCATCTTCTAGTAATACAGTATTTTCAGGGTCAAAAGCAATTTCTTCTGACTCTTGATCATCGACTTCTATTTCGATATCTTCTTCGTCTGTTACAAGTTCAATAGGTTTTTTCTTTTCTATAGCCATTTATACCTCAATAATAAACAAATTCTTTTACATTGTTTTCTAAAGTTTCGTCTTCATAATCGGATGGATGTCTCACGAATCCTCCTTGACGAAACCGTAAAAGGGCTTGTGTAGTCGAATCGACCAAATCATCGTGGTCTCCATTAGGAAATTCTGTAAGTTCTTCAACAAGTTCTTCTGCCCATCTTGTTTCTGGCACCCAAACCATTCCTGATTCGAAAAGTGGTGCCACTGCGTTAGTCCTAGCAATTTTATCTTGCCCCCTATTAGGCGAATAATTTTGTACAGGAATACCCATAGCTCGTAATTCTTGTGTTAATGGCATTCCTGACGCCTTAGATTCGATGATAACTGAATCTGGCTCCCAATGTAAATAACTTTCGTGAGCAACTTGTTTTAATTCAGGAAAAGTGTACCTATCTCGGATAGAATCAAGTAAAACTATATTAGGTTCATCGCCTTCGTTTACATAAAATACGCCCCAAGTCGTAATCGCACTATAATCAGCCCTTTCTGACTTCAAAAATGCTGTATCGTAGCTCTGTATTATAAAACTAACTGCTGGAGGGCTCGATTTTTCCCAAATTTGGATCCATTCTTTCTTAATTATAGCTCCATCACCTCCTGTTGGCTCTTGCATCCATTGAGCAGACCACTTCGAATGAGGTAATGAGGCTCGTATTCCTTCTAATTCTTCAATTTTCCAAAATTCTTCCCAAACTGGCTTACCAGATGGCATAATTGCAGGAAATTCTATCAATTCCCACTTATCTGCTTTTAAATCTGACATCTGTGCCTTTAATAATTGACCTGTTAAGTCCTTTTTTGACCACCTTGTCATCACTAAAATGATAACTCCTCCAGGTTGTAGTCTTTGTCGTGGTCCAGAAGTGTACCATTCGTATGCCATTTCCATTGCTGTTTCGCTTAAAGCGTCTTGTTCCGAGTGTGGATCGTCAATTATTAAGATATCTGCACCTCTACCAGTAATCGCACCCCCTACACCAGACGCAAAATATTCGCCACCTTCGGTTGTTTCCCATCGACCTGCTGCTTTTGAGTCAGCACGTAACGAAACATTAGGAAAAATTTCTTTATATTCTCTCGTATCAACTAAATCTCTAACTTTTCTACCAAAACGTACAGCAAGTTCACCTGTATGTGTTGCTTGGATTATTTTTAAATCAGGTCGAATACCTAAAAGCCACGATGGAAGCATATAAGAAGACATTTCTGACTTCGAATGTCGTGGTGCCATATTAATAATTACTCGTTTTAATTCACCTTTTGCGATTTTATTAAATTGTTCGCACATAATTCGGTGATGTGCTCCTTCGATAAACGAACTCCACATTGTTCTAACAAAGGTTAAAAAATTTTCTCGGCATTCTCCTTGAAGCTTTCTTCGTTTTAATTCATCCGTTATTAAATTTAATTCTAATAATTCATCACGTTTTAAAGTTGTTAAATCTGTTGTAGATATAAATTTTTCTACGTCTGTTAAATTATTGAGATGGTTCATTTTGTGTTGCTATATCTGCAAGTTTTTTCGTAATTGCTCCTAAATCGAAACTACTAAGTGTGTCTGCTGCAGTTTGCATGATTCCTGTACCTTTGCCTTGTACAGCGTCGCTTATATCACTTAAAGTTAATCCTTTTGATATAATTTGAGCAAAAGGTTGTACAGGAGAAGGAAGAAAAGATAAAATACCTGTACCAAATTTAACAAAGTCTTTTGGTTCTTGAAACTGGTTTTGTAAAAAATCTTGAAAAGACATACCTTGAGCCATAGGCTTCCTATCAGAAACTCCTGGTCTTGGGACTCCTCCTAACCCACTTATTTGAACATTTGGTGAGGCTCCTAAACCTTGAATCGCTGCTTGTGTTAAACCCATAGTTGTTGGAGTATTTCCTGGCATGCTTCCAAATGTATTTGGAACACTACCCATATCAACTGGACCAATTCCAGGATCGCCTAGACTTGCTAGTCCCTGAAAACCTATATCAAATGATGGGTCGTCTCTGTTAGAGTCATTAACCATATTTTACATATAAACTATTTTTTGAAAAAATAAAAGCCTTTAGAAGGTTCCTATCCCAAAATTTTTGAGATATCGGCTGAGAGCCTTGCACTTTAGTGCTTAAATAAAGATGTTATCTGTAGTTAAGGGGGTAGCCCCTTATATATAGCGTTTAATAATAGGGTGGTGGTAGCTTGATAATGATTATCATTATCATTTAGTAGGTAATAAAAAAGGGGCTAGTAATTAGCCCCTTTTATAGTTAGTTAGCTAACTTCCCAGTATTTAGGGGCTGGGTTAGTACCACTAGACCACTTACCAAGACTACCTAACTGTTTAACATAGTGCCCTAACACTTTATCAACGTTAGTAGGGGTAGATTTTAAATCATAGTGTTCAACCCCTGATTTATTATTCTTTAGTAGTTCAGCTTGTAACTGGCTTTTAGTAGCCTTACCACCTAACTTAGCAAGGGTTAATACTAATACCCTAGCTTGCCCACCTAAAGGGTTAGCCTTTAACACTTCTTCAATGTTATCAACTAACTTAAAAGTATTGGCATTAATCTTACCACCTGCTTTAGGGGGTACAGCCACTAGGGTATTTAAGTTAAACTTATTTTGGTTAGTAACCACCTTATTAGTATTAGTCATAATATTTCTACCTTTCTTGACTAGTTATAGGGGCTAGACCACCTAGCCCCTTACCTATTATAGTATACTAATATTTACTAAAGTAAAGCGTTTATTATTTCTTTCTAGGAAAATGTCTATTTCTTTTTAGGAAATAATCGGTCGGTCTGTCTATCGGTCTGTCTATCGGTCGGTCTATCGGTCTATCTATCATTGCTTCTTTGTATGTATGTATATATGTACTCGTTATATTATCTTTTGTTGATGAAAGGTGATGATGAAAGGTGATGATGAAAGACGGCAGTCAGTCAATCATACAAATTTTCTTTATCAATACTTTCCAGTCAAATGGCGAGCTTTGATGATGAATAAGATCTGATGATGAAAGAGTACGTTCTCTTAGATTGATTGACTCGATTCCTGGAATCAACCATAACTCTCGTTTTGAATGATCGTATGAAAGAATCCATGAAACACCACCTGCGTTTGCTCTACGCATGTGCCATGCGCATTGCTGAGGCGAAAGATTGATTGACTGAAGCGAACCGAGTTTAAGTTCAATCCAAACTTCTTTGCCTTGCCAACACGCATTAACATCAGGAACCCCTGTCCCTAATGAACCAATCTCAATCCTTTGCCAGTGAACTTTCGGCAGGTTGGTTTTCAATGCTTGGTATAATGCTTTCTCCGTCTTCATGATTGATTGTTTTTATGTTGCTCCCATCAACAATTTGCTTTATCCTTGATATAAGATCCTCCGATGACATAGTCTCCATCTTTGATACCATTACTTCCTTACGATCAATATAAAGTCCTGCGACCTTACCCCTTGACACCTCTGCCGAGATCGCCGCAGCAATTTGCCCTGAATCCTTCGCTTCGTCACGCAAATGGGAAAGTTCTGTTAGATGTGAATCAACACTTACTTCTGCCCTTTGATTTTGTTTATTCAAAAGTTCGATAATGAAATTTGCAATTAATGGGTTTTTGCGAAGCATCGCAGAACCTTGAACTTTTGAGCCAATCATGTCTTTGGTAAAGCCTGATTTTCTTGCTGCTTTTGCAGCAGACATTCCTTCAACGTAAAGTCTACAGAACTTTTTATGCTTTGGTAATAAGGGTCTGTGTCTCTTACCATCTGGGGCGATCCAGTAGTTCCCACACTCTGATGGCAAAACTGGAGTATACTCGAGGTCTCTCATCAATTTGTCCTATTCATACTTTCAAGATGTATGATATCACAAATCTTACCAAATACAATGTAATTTTAAAATGAATTTATGTAATCATATCATAAAATCTTTCCCACGACCCTTTATCTATAACTTGATATATCATATTTGAAATCGAAATATCATACCCATGATTCAAGGCTCACAGTGCATTACAAGCAATTCTATGACATTATGACATTATGATGGAGTTTTATGTATTTAAAATGTGAAAAGTGTTTAGATGAGACATTGGGGCATTTCTGCCCCTGTCTTTATCGTGCGAGTACTCTTTTTTCGTGGTAAGGTGGGATCTCTGTTTCTACAAACCAACAGTATTTAGCCATTTTGACACCATGTTTGCTTGTACCTTTTTCGACAGCTTTGTTATAATCTTCTAAACTCCCAAATTTACCTTTGTGGAGATCTTTTTCAAGATCCCCATAAATGTATGGATAATAACCATTCCATGGACTGCCAGTACTCTTTGGTGATCCTAAGTTACTCAGTACTTTGTTATATAATACTTTGTCTCTTGGACTCATGAAATATCGGCTATGATAATAATACAAAGTCGAAGCTATGAACTCCCTTTGTTCATCAGTAAAATAAGCGTGTCCCATTCTACTGCTCTCTGATGAAAAAAGTATAAACATCGTTAGGCTGTTCTCTATCGACTAACTTTTCCATATCAACTAATGCACGACCAGCTTTATCAAAAGAAGTATAAATTGTACTAAATACTCTTTCAATGGAGGTTGGGTATGCGTCTCTGCGAAAGTACCTCAAATGATGACAACCTAGTCGATATGTTGTCTTTGGCTCAGTCGCTTTTATCAAATTTTCTACTAATGTATTAGTCATTTTTTCTACCTTTCTAACTAAATTTTTAATATATAAATAGTATACAAAAAGATTAAATAGAAATAAAACCGAAACCTTTCTTTTTAATCGTAAAAAAAAGGGGCTGTAAGCCCCTCTTTATTATTAAGCGTCCAGTTTAATGTAACCAGCTTCAGTTAACATTTTTC